TGCAGTAATAGTTCCATCAGCAATATCTGTTGCTACGATAGTTCCATCTACTAGGTCAGCAGAAGTAATACTTCCACCAAGAGATAGTTTGCTATAAGCAATACCAGCAGAGGTATTAATATCAGCATTTACAATAGTATCGTTAGCAATCATAGTGCCAGTGACTGTGCCAGTATCACCAGCAGTAATAGCAGTTCCTGAAATCTTAGTCTTATCAATGGCTGCAGATGCGTTAATGTCAGCATTAACAATTGTGCCATTGGCAATCATTGTTGAGGTGACAGTTCCAGTATCAGTTGTATAGACACCATTAGTTACTGTTCCAGCGTTACCAGATACAGTTCCAGTTACGTTACCTGTTACGTTACCTGTAAGGTTAGCAGTGATAGTTCCTGCGGTAAAGTTACCTGAAGCATCACGGGCTACAATGGCTGATGCTGTATTAGCAGATGTAGCAGTTGTAGCAGAGTTAGATACTTTAGAAGCAGTTGAAATGGTTGCTAATTTAGTGTCGGCAATTGCTGCGCTAGCATTAATATCAGCGTTTACAATTGTTCCATCAACAATCATTCCACTAGTAATTTTTGCTGTGCCACCAGTGTCTGCAGTGGTTACTACGTTTGCAAGAGTTAATCCGTGTGCTGTTGTAGTCTCACGAATATGGGCATCAGCATCTCTAAAGTCACGACCAATAGCCATATGACGAACTGCAGCACCTGCTGAGTGAGCCTGAGCGGTAGATGAATCTACGTTTCTTTGAATAGTTAAAGTATTACTACCAGGTGCGCTAGGATATACAACTTCTACAATTTCTTCAAGAGCAGTATCTGGATCAATTACTACAACAAATGTTTCACTACCTGCTGGTGAGGCTGGTGAAATAGTTGCTAATAAGCCAGAGGCATTAACAACCGACATTGTAGTAGCACTGTTATTTAGTGCTGCTGCTAATGTAGTTTCCTGGGATATGGATGAATATAGTCTAGTTGGCATTAGTACCTCGTATAGTGGATTTTGGATGGGTAAACGTCACGGAGTTTTTCTGACTCTTCTGTTAATCTTTGGGTAAACAGAGCGAGTAAGAATCTTGCAGTTGAAGCACCAGAACCATATTGGATCTTGGTATCAGTTTGATCTGCCTCAGCAGATGTATAGGTTAATCTACCTGGATCAATAAATGATGCTAGGCGGTAAGCGGCACCATAAAGGATTACATCTTTACAAGATGAAGGTAATCCAGTTACAGTTTCAAAAACTGCAGAAGATGCTGATGCACTTAAAGTTGTAGGTTTTTTAATATAGTAAACTTGAACTGTACGACCAGGGGTAATGGCATCATATACTGATACGCTGTTACCTGTGGTAAAAGATGTTGTATTAGCCAATGGGTCATGGCGCCAAGACTTAACAGGCAACCATTCATTAGATGGGCCAGTTACTGACCAAGAGACATATAGGACAGTTTGGACATCTGCTGGTACTTGATATGCTGTCTTAGTTGCTTGTAAGGTAAATGTATAAGTTCCTACACCAAATAACTTAGGAAAAACTGCATCAATAGTATCGTTAATAGCCTTCTTTACAGTTGCTCTAGGAAATGACGGAGCAATCGTGACTTTTGTATTAGCCGTATGGGAAGCAGCCGTAGTACCATTGTACCCACGGCCATACGGAGGAACAGCAGCAGTACTTGAAATACGATCATAGGTATCGATCCAAATTAATTCGTCATCAATTTCAACAAGACCCTTGCCAATATTGCTAACACTTGCGAGGTTAAGTGTTGTAGTTCCAGCAGCAATTGGTTCAGTTAGATGTGTAGTTCTATCTTGGCGTAAAGTATAACCTGATAGGTTAAGTAGTGTTTCATCTACAAGATTGGCATAGGTTGTTGTCATTAAGAGGATATCCTTCTAAGGGCTTCTGTTGCTTCTAAGTTACTTGTTGATGCAAGTAAGTTACAAACACCGTTGATGTCTAAAAATGTCTTTGGATCTGTTTTGCCAGCCTTACGATTGAGAGCACCCTGAACATCTAGTTTAGATGTGCCTGCCCAAACGTTTGCTGCTTCGTTATCACCTTTGTATGCTAAAATTGCAGGATAAGTACCACCATTAGCAAGACGGTTTAATTCTGCACTAAATGTAGAACCTAAAGTTCCGACTGCCATGATTCTCCTTACTTACCGCGTAGGGCTGGGATTAATCCCTTTTTAGCAAATGTATTTCTAAACTTCTTTGCTTCTGGAGATTTTAATACACCAGAAACACCTGATTTAGCAAAACTTGTATCTTTCTTTGCAGCCTTAGATTTAGGCTTAGATGTAGAAGGAGCACTATAAGTAAAAGCAGACTTAGTAGCCTTCATTTTTCCTTGCTCACGTTCTCCAGCACGATACTCATTTGCTTTAGGATTTTTAGTAACAGGATTTCCTGCACCATATGTAAAGTTAGAACTTGTACGTGTGTTAGCAGGTCCTTGGAATACTACACCATTAGGCTTGTATGCTTTTGTTTGATTTTTGCGACTGCTATATTTTGCTCTTGGAGCACTTCCAGCCTGACCAAATGGAGTTACTGGATTATTGTTAGAACCAGCCTGACCAAAGCCAGTACCAGTATATATATCTGGTGTGTTAATACCAGTTAAAGGATTATATCCCATTATTTTTCCTCGCTATTTCTTTTTAGATTTTTTGGCTACTGCAGCGTTATCTACTAGATTAGGATAAGGTCTACCAGCGGCCTTTGCCCTTGCTTTAGCGGCACTCTTTTGATTGGGTGTTAATGTCTTAGAAGTTTTTTTAGGGTTCTTCTTATCCCAAAATGCTTTCTTCATTTCTTTCCCTTGTTTCTCTTAGAGATTGCTGCAGCCTTAGCCTTAGCGTCAGCCTTTGATGAAGCACCCCAGGCTTGTAGGGAAAGTAGTAAACGGGTTGGTTCTCCATTAGGCTTTCGTTCAGGCCCTGGCATACCACCCATACGGGCTAGAAATGAGGCTCTACGGGGGTTATCACCGCTTTTTACAGGTGCCTTCAGGTTCATACCTGCGGCTTTAGCAGAAGCCCTTCCCTTGGCGTTTAAACCGCCTTTAGGATTCTTTCCCGCTTTCCTCTGCCACGCTGGTGTTGTCGCCATTTTTCTTGCCTCCAAATATCGCTTTATAGTAATGATAGTCAAATGAGAATCTCTTCATGTGTGGAGCAAGGGCTCCTGTATGGCACCATAGGGGAATACCCAATTGATGACATAAAGCAAAGAAGTAGATATCTTCTCCTAGGAAACTGTCACCTTTGCCTAGTTCGGCAAACAGTCTGACATCTCCCATTTTTTCTTTAACACGAGTAACTACATCTCTATGCATTAGTATGAATCCCATACCTGCTGCATCTACCTTGATTAGTTTATTCTCAGGTAGTGGATGAATTCTCTTAGATAAAACTGTTCCATCTTCATTGTTTTCAAAAGTAAACAAAGTAGGAAGTGGAATCATTAAAGGCTCTTCAGGATTATCTGAAGTAAAGTAAACTCCAGTAATCATTGGCCTTGCTAATCTGTCCTTGTTATTCCAAAGTAGTCTAAATGTTTCAGGACTGATAACTACATCTGAGTCTACCCAGAGTAACCAGTCTGCTTTATTAGAATCATACCAGTGATTAATTAATCTATCCCGCTGTCTAGCAATCTGATTACCTTGACTACGGATTGTAGACGTAAATTTGATTCCTGATTGGAGCAACACATCGGTCACTCCAAGCATGAATAATCCGTCTACATTTCCGTTATCGCACCAGGCTAGAGATATTGTTTCTTGTTTTTGTCCCATTGATTATTTCCCCTGTCTTGATGTCCTTACGAAGTTTAATACTTCCATCTTTTCTCATAATGACAATTTCGCCATTTTTAATTAAAGACTTATTAAAGCCATCATGTCTTTTGCGCTGTCCCGAAGACATTATCTTACTAATTTACCTTTGCTATCATATTTACGGTTTTGTAGAACTGCACCCCAGAACTGACCAGCCTCTGGCATAGCCTTGCCGTCTTTGCTCTTTGGTTGTGCTTTCTCCCATTTTTTATATGATGACTTTACAGTGTCAACATAATCTGTAAAAGTTGCTACAGACTTAAATGATGGAGCCTGATTTGATTTATCAGCAGCAGATGTACGAGATTTCATAGCCATTATTTACCTTTTTTCTTAGCCATCTTTGCTTCGCTCATAGCGATAGCAATTGCTTGTTTACGGGACTTTACTACTTTGCCACCCTTTCCAGAGTGTAGGGTTCCAGTCTTGAATTCATGCATAACCTTGCCAACTTTTTTGGCACCTTTGGTTGCTTTTTTCATTACTTCTTCTTACCCATTTTTTTCATTACCATTTTCTTGCCGTATTCTTTTTTACGCATAGCAGGAGATTCTTTTTTCTCATGCTTCATCATAGCCTTCTTGCTCTTGTACTTTTCGCCTTTAACTGACATTAGATTAGCCCTCTTCCTGGTTCATCGGCTTTAAACGCTTTGCCGAAATGGTTTGATGCAGCAACTGCTGCCTTGATGTCTTTCATTTGAGTAGATGCAGGTTGAATACCTTGAGCACGAGCATCACGGTAGGCCTGTAGTTCCCCATCCCACTTCTTAGTTGACATCGTGGTGCGGGTAGAAGCCTCACCAGGATTCAATTGTAAAGCGGAAATCTTGCAACCAAAACATCCCTCAACTTCTTCAGGATGTGTTCTTTCTCTATGTAGTGACATATATCCCCTGTTATTCAGTTATTACAGTATACCCTGCAGACTCAAGACTCGCTTTCTCAGCAGAGGTAACTTCATACTTATGTCCACCTAAGTAGTAGGCTTCGGCAAATTTTAACTCATCAATGTATGGATATCTAGTCTGACGATAAACACCATTCTCTTTGATTACAGTAATCCCACGTTGTAACTTATAGCGGATATGTAATTTATTATATCCAGCAGGACCTTCCTCAACGGTTGGTGGTATGAAGTAGTATGCCATTTGTCTCCTTAAATAAGTTTACAGATAGGGCTAAAGTTTCCCTTAGCCCCACCTATCTAATTACTTAGATTAAGCCGCTGGGCGAACTGCTGATGCAGTTTGTACGCGCCATAGTGCTTCTGGACGGTATAGGTTCCAGCCAAGTACGCCGTACCATCCGATTGGACGTAGACGCATTAACTTGTCTGTAACTGGACCGATAACTGTGTGTGGCTCTTCAGCAACAGCCTCAGCAAGTGCCTGTTGACCCATGATGAATGTGTCGTAGACGCGAGTTTGAGTTGTGCCTGAACCTGCACCAGCCTGTGAGTTAGGTAGACGTGGAGACTCGATGAAAGCAACGCCTTCAAAAGTTCCAATCTCACCAGCATAGATACCTGCTGGATTTACATACTCTGCAGGTTGACGCCATGCAGCGGTTCCAGTCTCAGCACGAAGATCGTGTGAAACTTCTGGGTGGATGTATGAAGCAAATAGGTTTCCACGACGTGGAACTACGTTTGCTGCACGCATCTTCGCTACTACGTAGCGGATATCTTTCGCCTTGATAGTATCAGTTGCAGATACACCAGTAACAGCAGCAGTTGAAATTGCTCCTGCGATCTCACGGATTACGTTAGTTCCGCCAGCAAGAACTGCACGGACAACTAGATCTAGAGAATCATTCATGTTGAATGCAACGATATTAGCAAGTGCTGGCTCTACATCAGCAAGGCTGAATAGGTCCAACTTGCGAGTTGAAATGATTGAGTTACCGTACTCATTTAGAGTAACAGCAACGGTTGTTGTAGCAGGTACTGCTACTGCATCTGGAT